TGAGAGTCGAAACAGTCGAAGAGGACGAAAACGACTGCGATTCTTCTAGTGATCACGATAGTGAACACGATGCGGAAGCTGACCCGCAAGAACAACAGCAACCACACACGTCTTACCCATTTCAAAAGAACCTGCACTATCATATGTGCAGGAAGGGTAAATATCATACAATGGTAGAGAACGCTTCCTGGGATATCGGGAAGACGCTAGAAGATTATAATAATGAGAATCTCAAGCAGAAGAGAGAGAAACACATTGTGGCGCTTAATCCGATGCAAACCGTGCGAGCGACTTTGAAAAACATGGGCTTGGAGCAACGCGAAGTGTTGAATATCTTCGAGAACATGATTATACTATATATGAAACTGGGTAGAGACAAAACGTGGGGGGATATTACCCTCACATTGGCATTATATGCCAAAACATTTACTCGCGAGAGCTTTCTGGCTATTGCGACTGAAAGTTTGTTAGGTATTTTACGTGACGATAGTACCGCTTTACAACCACAAAGTGGCGAACCAGCCCCTTCATGGTTGCGGGTGCTGCGTGATGCGAACACAAAATGGCAGCTCGTGCGAGCGAACCCCGCTTTTGAAAAAGTCTCTAAGTTGGTTAGTATTTGCGTAGCCTTGGGAATATGTGAGATCACGGCCTTTGGTTTTGATTTATCTAGTTTATCAATGTTTGCAGAATCTTCCAAAAAAGTGCAATATACTGCTTCAGATCTAATCGGGGCCGCATTGTCAACGTTTGTGCACTTCATGGAAACTGGCTACTTGTGTTTCGAGACGGGTTCTTTGAAACCATTATTCTATGGTAACTTGGACACGCAAAGATTTCAGGAGCTGTATCAGCGATGCACTATGAACATGAGTTATCACTCGTGTGGTAATCTGCAAAAGTTTGGCAACATAGAGGATGAGATGTTCGCTTATGAATTTGAAGAATGTCTGGACCTGGCCAATAATCTAAGTAAGTTGTCTGTGGGCAGTTTCGAGAAGGCCATGTTTTTGAAATACCGAGACAAATTGCTATCATGGATTGCCGAATTTAACCAATCACGTGTGTTTGGAGGAATGCGAGTTGCTCCGTACACAATAGGTTTATTTGGTCGCACTGCCGTCGGTAAATCTTCATTGGCACATATCTTGATGGTGTACACGTTGGGTGTGAATGGTTTTAATAACCAGCCTGAACAAATTGTCACTGTCAATGAGTCTGACAAATATGATTCCAATATTCGTTCTTCGGTGACAGGTATACACTTGGATGACATTGGAAACACTAAGGCTGATTTCGTACAAGAGGCTACGACCGACAAAATTATTCGTTTTTGCAATAATGTGCCCACTCAAGCTGTGAAAGCTGATTTGGCGCAAAAGGGCAAAGTTGCCATATCCCCTAAAGTTGTGGTAATAACGAAGAACGTAAAAGATTCGTGTGCTACGGTGTATTCCAACGAACCAACGTCTATTACCCGTAGAGAAAATATCACGATTACAGTTAGCGTTAAGAGTCACTATCAAACAAACAATATGTTAGATCCTGAAAAGGTAGCTCAAAATTTTGGCGACGAAGAAAGGCACTTGCCTAGCCTATGGGAGTTGAAGGTAGAACAATCGTATCCTATAGCAAATGCCGTTGAAGGAAGATCGCCATCAATTGGGTGGAAAGTGGTTGATGGAATGGAGAAGGCTAGCTTGTCCACCGTGATGCGGTGGATTAAGGACGATTCAGCACAATACTTCAAAAATCAGAGATCTTTGATAGAAAACTCTTGTAAGTTGCATGAAAAAATGAAATTGTGCGATACGTGCAAGATGCCCGTTTGCATGTGTGAATGTGACGTACCAGGTTCTCCATATTTCATCAAGAAAGATGAGTTGGACGGACAAGCCGGGTACACTATGCAACATGTGTACGATTCATGGTCTTTAGCACAGACTGTATATCGTACAACGCAACGCACCAGGACATGGATAAATAATGTGGCTCCTGGCGCCAGATTAGCTTTGCAAGGGGTAGATGGCATGTTGGGTACAGATGCGTACGCTCGCGTTCAGTACATAGAAGACAATATCTTCATGCACATTATGTCTCGCATTCCTGGATGCTTTGTTAGCGTAGACGCACTCGCCCATTGGTTTTTGGTGAAGAAAGTGATGTCTTCGCGCCTAGCAATGTATTGTGCTTATTATGCGTTATGGTGCATGTTATTTACTATGATAGCAGGGTTGTTGTATAGCCACTCTTACATTTACGTATTGTGGATTCCAATCGTGATGATGTGTATAATCTTATCCGTGGAAAGAGATTTGTTATACACTAAGATAGCAAATGAAAGAGACGCTACGAGTAGAATTGTAGAACGTTTTCGGCAAAGTCATGCCGTTCGAGTAGGATCATTATGTGTAGGATTGTATGCAGCTTATAAGTTAGTGAAATTGGCGATAGCGTTGAATGATAGCAAAAACGCAGCCGAAATTGCCTACAAAAAATATTCTTCGGAGTTGTTTGGACAGGGGAACATTGATCCAGAAAGTGACGAAGATATTGAGATGCGTGACCTACAGGAAAACGTGTGGGCCGTGCCTCGACTCACTAAGATGCCAGTCACAGAGAAGATGAAGACAATCACCACTGAACAATTGGTGAACAAAGTTTTTGGAAATCTCGTTCACATCACCCTGAGTACTGTGTCAGGACGCATGTTTCGCACTAACGGTTTCTTCTTATGTTCTAATGTACTCTTGATACCAAAGCACGTAATTGACGTTGAGGACGACATGCACATGAGTCTTGTGCGCAATGGTTACCCAGGAGGGAAATTTACGTATAAATTGTCGAGAGAATACATGATACCTATAGACGGACAGGATCTGGTGGTAACATGGGTACCTTCTGGCGGAGAATGGTGCAATATATTGGACGATTATATTACTCTTGCACCGCCACGTGATTCTACGGGCGTCCTTGTGTACAAAACTGTAGATGGGGAGAAAACGACTTCCCCTGTATTATGTCAGTTTGGAGAGCAATGCAGTAAGTCCTTTGGCACGTATTTTGGGGCCATATACAACGTTAAATTTCCGACTTTCAAGGGGCTTTGTATGTCCGTAGTGGTTGCGGACGTTAAATCACCTAGGATAGTTGGATTTCATGTTGCTGGACGCGATGGTTCCAATGTGGGCAGTTGCGCATCACCCACATGTGCAGATTTGAAGAAGGCAGTTGATATGTTATTTGAAATCCCAGGGACTTTGCGAGCAGCTTCAACGGGAACAATGTTGGGTGAGGCACTCGATGTTCAGTTTTTCGAGGGTGAAACCATACACCCAAAGAGTCCCCTTAATTTTATCCCAGAAGATGTGGAAACTTCATTCAAAGCCTATGGATCCGTTATAGGTAGGGCCAAGACGTATTCCAAGGTGGTACCAACTCCCATGTCCGATGCAGTTTATAAACACTGTGGCATTCCACAATTATGGGGCAAGCCCAAGTTTGGCGTAGGTTATCCTTGGCAGCGTGCCTTGATAAACCAAATAACTCCTGCAATAGGAGTTGAAGGCGCGCATTTGTCTTGGGCAGTAAACGATTATGCAACACATTTGGTGCATTACATAGACATGTATACAAAACTACGAGAAGAGATTGTACCCTTGACACGCGAGGAAACAATAAATGGCAAGTTAGGCAAACGATTTATAGATAAGATGCCTGGCTCCACTGCCATCGGATATCCATTAACTGGACCTAAATCACGATATTATATCGATGTTGCTGAACCGGATGACCAAAACCGTACAGAATGTGTAGATTTGCCTGAAAAATTTTGGCAGGAGTCTGAACGTCTCGAAGGCATATATTTGCAAGGACATCGAGCATATCCGGTGAATAAGGCGTGTTTAAAAGATGAGCCAACGCCGCTTACCAAGGATAAGGTAAGGGTGTTCCAGGCTCTGCCAGTTGCATTCCAATTGCTAATTAGGAAGTATTTTTTACCGATAGCAAGAGTTATGTCAATGTTGCCTCTGCAGTCGGAAACTGCAGTCGGAATTAATGCCACGGGACCTGAATGGGATCAGTTGCACCATTTTATTGTTTCCCACGGAGAAGACAGGATATTAGCTGGTGATTACAAAATGTACGATTTGAAGATGCCGGCACAGTTGTCACAGGCAGCATTTTCGATATTGATAAAAATAGCCGAGTATTTCGGTTATTCTCGTGAACACCTATGCATCATGCGCGGCATAGCCACGGACTTGACTTATCCCCTAGTCGCATTCAACGGTGACTTGATTGGGTTTCATAACACGAATCCGTCAGGACACAATTTGACTGTGTACATAAACTGCATTGTGAACAGCTTGTTGCTGCGATGCGCATTTTGTGCAGTTTATGGGGTGCGCCCTGAATTGAAATTCAGGGAAGTGTGCGCATTGATTACATACGGAGACGATTGTATCAGTTCGGTAAGTGAAGAGTATCCAGAGTTCAATCATTGCACGGTTGCAAGGTATTTGGACTCTTGTGGAATGCAATTTACTATGCCAGACAAGGAATCCGATCCTATCCCTTATTTGCATATGAGGGATTGTGATTTCTTAAAGCGCAAGTCTGTGTACCACTCACAGTTGGGGTACTTTTTAGGAGCATTAGACGAGATGTCAATATTTAAAAGTTTACATAGTGTGCTGCAATCTGATTCCGTAACGTTGAAGGAACAGATGATCTCTAATTTGGATGGCGCCGCACGTGAATTTTTCTGCCATGGGAAAAAAGTTTATGATGTGCGTGTTCAACAGTTGAGAGCTGTTGCTGAGGAAATGGAACTCTCGCACGCGTGCAGGGAACTTGGCTATACCTATGAGGATCGGATAGCCAAGTGGAAGGAACAGTATGTAGATGGTTAATACATACAAGGTCCGGGAATACCATAATTCGTCCCACTATGCGATTGTATCGTTGCATATTAAACCAAATGTACATATATATTCTGGTTTACCAGCTACATGTTATACGTGGAAATTCATATTAGTTAGGCTTTATATATATAGACGATTGCGCTATTTAGCGTAGCTTTAGTCAAGCAAAATTCACAACGCTCCACTCCTATGAATCTAAGAGGAGGAGTTGTAAATAAAACGATTCACTACTAAATCACTTTTTAATGTAATTATAAATTCGGAGACAACCGAACAAACAAACCAAACCACTCAATTCGCGGATGCGAATGAGCAGTGGCAATATTCCATTGGAAACATGGAAGACCAAAATGTGACGGATAATGATTTTAATGATGTGTCATTGCAAGAGTTTTTCGCTAGGCCTATTAAGATAGCAGCATGGTCTTGGGTTCCTGGTTCACCCTTTTTTTCAGGTTCTCAATCCGTGGGCCTTGTTTTTCACAACTAACACACGAGTTGCCAATCGTATAGTAAATTACAATTTATTGAGATGTAAATTACACTTGAAGATTGTACTAAATGGAAATAGTTTCTATTACGGTAGGGCTTGTGCTAGTTATAGACCATTGCACGTAGACGATAATTTTGGTACATCACGTAGCACTGTTTTTAATGACATGATACAAGAGACTCAGCGACCACACGTATATTTGAATCCTACAGAAAGTCGAGGAGGGGACATAATTTGCCCTTTCTTATATGATTCAAATGCCATGGTAGTTCCTGCAGAACAATGGGCACTTATGGGTGAATTGGTCATTCGCTCTTTTGGTGAATTAAAGCATGCAAATGGAGCGACAGATCCAATCACTGTGTCTGTAATGGCTTGGGCAGAAGACGTACATTTATCTGTCCCAACGTCTAATCAGCCGGCACTATTGTCGCCTCAAGCGGGCCCTGATGAATATAATGGAGTGATATCCAAGCCTGCAAATGTTGTGAGTAAGATGGCAGCATCTATGGCAAATGTACCACAGATAGGTAAATATGCTGTGGCAACATCAACCATGGCTAGTGCTATAGCTAAAGTAGCCGGCATGTACGGTTACAGTAAGCCCAAAGAATTAGTACAAATCAATTCTTCTCCGTTTACTTTTCCAGAATCTTCGAACGTAGAAGGCACGGATATTACTCATAAACTTTCCCTTGATCCGAAGCAAGAAACTTCAATAGATCCCACGATTATGGGATTGGGGCCTACGGACGAAATGACTATTTTGTCTATGGCAACTCGCGAATCGTACCTTACCTCATTCAATTGGACCACGACACAGACACCCGAGGCTAAAATATTTGGAACTGCAGTTAGTCCAGTGTTGTGGGGCCAGAACGTTGACCCATTGACTGGACAGACTGAATTGCATATGCCAGCATGTTGTTTCGCGACTATGCCGTTTAGACATTGGAGGGGATCGATGAAGTTTAGATTTCAGGTGGTATGTTCTGCATTCCACAAGGGTAGACTTCGAGTTGTGTATGATCCGAGTTCACAGTTGACGTCGGAGTATAATGTGAATTACAACTACATTGTAGATATTTCGAATGAGAACGATTTTACAGTTCAAGTGGGCTGGGGTTCAAATAGAACGTTGCTCCAACACGGATCGCCAGGACAGCAACTTCCCCCGTATGGTCCGACTTACAACGATTCTCCTGGGTACAACCATAACGGAGTGTTATCTGTGTACATTATGAACGAATTGACCACACCTAACAGTATTGTGAATAATGATGTACAAGTGAATGTATTCGTTTCTGCGTGTGATGATTTCCGCGTGTTTAACCCGAGTGTACAATGGATTGATAATTACTTGTATTTTGAGAGTAATGCACCAGCAGCTCGGTCTATGGCTAGTATCGCTATGTTAGACGAAGAGGATCATTCTATACGATATTATCGACCATTGCCTAAAGAGAAGGTGGATCCAGTGTTAGGAGATGAGAAAATAGATCCAATACCAGAAGAAGACAACGAGGGCAAATCGGAAGTATTGATGCCTCAAGCAGGTTTGGATCATCCAGACGAGCATCATACAGATGATCAAGATGCCCCGGTTCAGGACAAAGTGACTACACTCGCGAATATTTCTACATCACCGAGTGTAGATGCAGTATACCAAGGGGATCCAATTATGTCTTTCAGGCAGTGTCTGAAACGATACAACTACCATTCTTCGTTATTAATGGAAACATCTTCGAGAAGATGGCATAAGTTTACATTACCCAATTTTCCCATGTACAGGGGGTATGCGCCGGGCGCCATATATTTTACGTCAGGACCAAACTATAACTATACCAAAAATACCCTCATGAACTATTTGACTCCAGCGTATGTGTGCAGAAGGGGCTCTTTACGATGGAGATACCATCGTGATCGAGGAACAAACGCCAGTACTGGTGATATAGCTATCGTGCAGAGGTTGCCGTTTTCAACAAATGGATACAATTACACCCAGACCGCAGCCCTAGAACCTAATGCATCACGAGGTTCGAGAGCATTAGAAGCGGTAACACAGATTCCATCTACGTGGCCAGGTTTTTCGGCCTCGGACACGTGGACGCAACCAATATTGAGCATAGATTTACCTTACTGTGTACCCGTCAGGTTTTCGCTCGCTCGATCAGCCAATGTAAATGTGGGTACTGATAATATTTTACATAACATGTTTCATCAATATACTACAAGGAATACTACCGTAGGAGCTGGTATATTGTCACCGAGAATTGACGCGTATGTAGCAGCAGGCGATGATTATACCTTAGGTATGTTCATTGGTGCCCCACGTATGTATTTTCGTGCCATAGGAGCAGATCCAACACCGTCCTAGTAATGGGACTCAGACCGCAATGTCTATAAACTAAGCATACTTTAGCAGTAGTATGGGTCAAAAACTGTACCGGACGGAAGCCGTCCGGGGGACAAATATGTCCTGGGCTCTAGCTCGAGAAAATTTACACTTTTGGAAGTGTTTTCCCGGGTACGCCTGGGTTTGTTCCGAAAGTGCTTCAATTTCTATGAAAGCAGAGTCATGGAGTGTAGTAATGCACTCTCCGAAGCGGTTGTTTGCCCGCTTCGTGCTTGGCTTTTTCCGCGAAG